TTACTTTATATCATAAAACCAGCTTCCCAAAGTTTCTTTTAGCTCTAGGCATTTGCTCATAGATAAATTTTGAGTTTCAATCCATACCCCTTTTTCGTTTCCTCTGAAATAACATCTAACTCCTTTAAAATATTGGAGCACATACTCAGCATCAACACCATTAAAACTATTATCTCCTTGATAGCCATTAGGTAAATAGTTTGTAACAACATATCCAGTAGTTTTATTTAATATTCCTTCATTAAACTCATTCATATCGCAATCAGTATTTATTCCGCTTACAGATCCTGTTTCACTATATTGGTGTCCTACTCTATTAGTGAAGAAATTAGAATTTAATTTCCATGGATCATTATTATAGTTTGCTTCCCATAATGAATAATCAGCAATTCTATTATCTAAGTTATTCATAAAACTAGTGTAAGTATAAATACCTATTTGCATATTAGATAGCTCTTTAAATTTAGCAATGAATCTTAATATATAATCCATTAGCCCATCAAAATTAATTTCTACGTCTAGCATTGGAATTAGATCATTAGCTTTATCCTTTATGGCATTATAAAAACTATTAGCCTGAGTTTCTGGCTCACTAGTTCCAACTAAGAAATGATAGAACCCTGTTTTTAATCCTGAATAATGTGCGTTAGAATAATTTGTATCTAAATAGCTATCTTTAAACGTTGTTCCTTCTGTAGCTTTAATATAAACTGCTTCTACTCCTGCTGTTTTTACTTGGTTAAAATTTATATTTCCGTTATGATTACTTATATCTATGCCTTTAAACATTTAGTATCATCCTTTCTTATTTTAAATATAAAAATAAGAGTACCCCAAAAGGCTACTCTAAAAACTATGCTTATACGGTTTGCTGTACATCTGTGTTTACTGTTGCTGCTGCAAGCGATTGAAATTTGCTTAATTGATCTTTTAAACTTGCGTTTTCTGCTTGTAATTTAGCGTTTGATTCTTGTAATTCCTTCATAATTACGGAATTATCTAATACTGCTTCCTTACCCACATTAACTCTTCCTGCAACTGCTTGCCTAAAATATATAACATCTTCCTTAGTTAGTTCTGGAAATTTAGCAAGCAATAATTTATCGAATTCTTCAGCTTTACTTCTCAATGTATCTTCAATTTTTTCTATAATCCTAAAGTTCTCGTCTACAATGCTCCATACCTCTCTAGCTGCTGTCATGTATGTTTTATTTTTTAATATACTTATTACTAGTCCTAAAATTTGTTTTATCATTTTACATACCTCCAATTATTTATTAAATATTCCTGTTTGAACTGCATAAAAAAAGAAGCTAATTAATGCTCCTCCCATTGCAGTTATAAACCACTTCATCATACTAGTTAAGTTTTTAAGATTTTCACATAGATTTTTAAGCTCCGTCTTCAGCTCTCTTCCATCCTGTTCAAGTTTATCAATCCTCTCCCCGTGATTATTAAGCCTTCTTTCATGCGTTTCAATTTTGTCTTTTACTAATTCTTCATTCATATTACACCTCTTTTTATTAGTTATTTTCATATAACAAAAGACACCTACATTGTTGTAGATGTCTCTTAGTTCACTTAATATTATAAATGATTCTGATACTAATTTCTTATAGTTATCATTTAGAATTTCTAAAATTATTCTTCCTATTTCTAATAATTACTCTAAATATAAAATTTAAAAATGCTTGTGTTATTTTTATTTTTGCATTAATCCATTCTAAACTTTTTATTTAGTTGTTATATAGTATTTTCCTATTATATAACAATATTAAATGGCACCCACATTTTGCAAGTGGCTTGCCTTAAATTTTATCTTAATATTTAAGAATCTTATATTATGGTATATCTTTAATCAACATCCATAGTAATGATTTTTTTCTTTCTATATTATACCATTTGGCATTTTCCCTTTAAAGAATATTTCCAAATATCTATTTTTAGAACAAATATAATTAAATATCAATGCTGGTATAATCCCAATGACTATATACATTAAAATTCCATAGTTAATTTTCCTTAAAATTAATCCATTAATTGTGATATGAAGATACATTATTGGCAATGTATTCATGCCTATAATGCTTAGCATCTTAGCAAATTTACTAATAAATTTGCTAATAAGTGTACTAGTAATAAGTATCCATATTCCAAATATGACTGGTATTAATATATCTAAAATGAAATTATAATAATGTCCTAGTTTCATATTTAATTTATAAAACAAAATTCCACTTAAATTTAATTCAATAAAAGCCAGACATATTAAGGATATTGCAAAAAATGAAATAACATTACTCTTCTTAACGATTTTGAGTATAATATTTTTTAAATAATATCCTATAGCAAAATATGGTATGGAAATCAAACATATATCTAAATTTAATGGTATTTGATATATTATATTCCAATTTAAATAATCCCCATCATATGGCAGAAAAAAGATAGACTCTAAATGAGCTGCTATGTACATAATTAAAATAATTAGTAAATTTGTTTTATTTGAAAAATTTCTATTCAACCAATGAAAGATAAGTAATGTTAATAACATGCATGGTATAAACCAATACACTCCTGGATACATTCTACCACCATATAAAAACTTTATTCCATTATTTATTGATATATTTCTTTGCAATAGGCAGTCCAAGGCAAAATACGAAAAGTATGGAATCAAATACTTTAACGTGGTTCTTCTGCTCCAAGACTTTTGATGATTTGACTTAAACAAATAACCACCAACAATAAAAAATAATGGCATATGAAACCAATATATAATTCTTTGTATATTTCCATTAACCAAATTAGGGTTATGACCCACTATTACAAAAATTATCAATATACATTTCATCACATCGATAGCCTCAAAACGTTCCTTCTCCTCTATTTCCATTTACATTCCTCCAATAATATATTTTATGTAAATTATACCATATTAGGAATTAAATTTCTTTACAGAATTTGTAGTTATTTAAAATATAATGCTCTATATGATTTCTATATTTCCTTTTTACTGTTGTAGTGCCTTCCATTTATTAAGCTAAATCCTATTTTCCTATTGTGCATTACTTATTAATAAATAAGTCTTTATAATATTGTAATAAGCCACTTGTTTTCTGCTCTTTAAATAGCTTGTACCTTAAATAATCATCTGTAAATATTGCTAATGGCATTAATAAGAACCATAAAAAAGCATATGGTAAACATATTTGACCATACACATTTCCAAATTCATTACTATAATCCCAAATATTTAGCCCTAACCAAACATTTAAGATCATTCCACTTATGAACTCTATACAAAGAGTGATTAAAGTACCAGTCAAGCATTGTTCCCACATTTTTCTTTCGAAAAATACCGGATGTTCATTAAGCCTACCAACTAAAAATCCACATAAACCACCTGCAAACATCATTGATATATCTGTGTGACCTCGCCAAAGAATTTCTATTCCCATATACATGACACCCATTATAAATATAAGTATTAAATCTTTGATCATTTTATTTCCCACTTAAATCACTTCCTATATTAAAATACTCTCCCATATAATTTTATCAATATCATCTTTAGTAGTGCAAGCCATTACTTTTTGTTTTAGATCATCTTTGTATTTCACTATATTAGCAGTCTTCCAATTTTCTCCGTCTTGCGATAATTTTAAAAATTGTTCTGCTGTATAATCATGACAGGTTTCACCTTTAGCATAGTAAGATATATTCCCTATAGATTGTCCTGCTAATTTAGCTATCTGTATTTGATAGGCTTTGGTACTTAAATTAACCTGATTCTCTAATTCAAAATCATATAATTTTTTAGTTCCATCAGCATCAGAATAAAATCCATTAGTTATAGTTTCATTACATCTTTGGCTTAATTCATTTATTTTAATTTGTTTTAATAAATCCAAATTTATTTTTTCATTTTCAGTACGTTCAACAACCTTACCATCAACTAATTTGTAATTATACTGACCATTACTATCCATCAACCCTTTATCTAAGTAATTACTTTGAGCATGTGAGTATTTATCACCTGTACCCTCATTTATTTTAATCCACTCTGTAATATCTTCTGTGAAAATATCACTATTTATGGATGTTATTACATTGTTACTATCTACTTTTACATAAACTTTAATTATATTTTCTTCCATTTCTCACACCTCCTAATATATTTCACTATCTAATCCGGCAGAATTTAAAAATGTTAAATAGCCTCCTGACGTTAAACCATGCGCTGTTTTTTGTGCTATTATTGTTTGAGTACTTTGGTTTGTTTGCCCTATTACATAACTGAAACCACTTTGTTGTGAATTATTATTGTTATATAACGCGATTAAATTATTATTGGGGTTTACAATACTAGGCTGTATTCGCATCGGGCAGCTTAAAGGAATTTGATAATAAATAGCATCAGTATTGAAAAATATTGGTAAACCAGCTAAAGTTCCGCTCTGATAATATCTCTTGCATAATGCTAATTCTTCTGCATAAAGTCTTGGAACAAAAGGTGTTGCTAAAGAACCTAGTTCGAGCTTAATATTTCTTATATTAACAATACAATTACTATTTACCATACCACTTCCAATAGAGTTAGCAGAACCAATTTGTGGAACCAAAGTTTTCAATGTGTTTGGTAATGTAGCAGTTAAAGTGAATTTTTTATAATCGCTTGAAATATCACTTTGATTAATAATTAATTTATCCATAACTGCTCCTGTGTAATTGATACTATCAGTCCCAAGCGAAGAAAGTAATTGTAAGAATAAAGAACCTTGTGTCATACCAGTAACTTTTATTTCTGCTGATAATGTAACTTTTCTACCAGCCAATTTCTCACTTAAATTTGTTTCTATAATTTGCTCTATAAAATTTTGGTTAGTATTAAAGTTTGTAATTTTAATACTATTATCAACATCTTTTGTAAGAGAACCTTGCGGTGAACTAGTATAGCAAACGTAAAACCATCTATCTGCTGTATATTGTTGAACATTATTAAAACTAGTACCTCTTTGCCAAACCGAAGGAGCACCATTTATTAATAAGTTTGGATTCACCTTTTCTGACAATGATGTATTAACTTCATTTATTGCTCCGCGAACTGTTTTATCAATTGTTGCCAGTGATGCAGTTCCTAATATATAGTCTTTTATTTTCGCCCATGTGCTTCTTCTTACAATTCCACCTTGATCAAAAGGTACTGAATCGTTATCCTGTGGATCTACTAAAAACTTATCAGTTATTTTCCATCCCATTTATTAATTCATCTCCTATCCTATAAATTGTTCATTATTTTCATCTACTAAAGGCGTTCCATTTTCATCATCTAAAGTTCCAATTGCTAACTTTTCAACTATAGATCCTATCCATTCTATATATGCCCAATTTGTATTAGCTAATTTATCTATAACATTATTACCTTCACCTATCGCATTATTTAAATTATTCATAGTATTTTTTGCAGCGCTAATAGTAGCATTTAAAATAGTATTAGTATTATCAGCAGAGTTTTTTGTGTTAATAAGTGTGGTATTCATTGCATTCGCTTCTGCTATTTTACCTGCTATTTGGTTTAAGCTTTCATCTAAGTGTTCCAATGGTGTAATTATTACTGATGGGATATTACCATTAGAACTAGCCAAAATAGAATTTTGTACTTTTACAAATACATCAAAGCTTGTCTTTTGTAAATTATTTATACGATCAATTAGCTTTATCTCAAATTTTAAATCTCCTGAGAATTGTGTTGTACTAGATGGACACTTCACTCTTATATTGTTGCTGGTTATAATTATGTCAGTATCTCTAATTTCATATCCCATATTAGCTTTATTAACATTTAATATACATGAAAATCCTGTTAAATCTGCGCTCACACCATTATCATAAACATTAAAGCTAAAAGTAATTGTATCGTTTTGTTTGCATTTATAATATATTGGAGAATTTTCAAGTTTTAGATCTATGTCAAAACTCAAAGAATCAAATATAGACACTTAATCACCTTCCCCTTACATATTTTTCACCACATATTCTATATACTCTTTTAAAGTCTTAGAGCCTATATTAATATTTTCAGTATCAAAATCTACATCAGCATAAAATTTAGAATAAGCTCTAAATCTAGCACTATCTTTTACGTCTAAGGTATTAGTAATTTGAAAGTCATCATCTGCAACTAATGTTGTGCTATCCTCAGCCACATAAATTCTACTTGTATACCCATTCTCATTAGTCATACTTAGACCATTTTTATCTAGCTTATAGTTTGCGTCTCCATCATCTACAACAAATCCACCATCAGCAGTGCATCTTCCGTTTGAATTAACATAAAAGACTAACTTAGAGTTCTTGTATAGTCTAAACTTACCGTCATGAACTTCTAAACCATTCACATCTATTATTACATATGCACCACTAGCACCTACACAAGCTACCTTAAATGCATTTTTACTTAACTCCCATCCCATTCCAGTTCCATCCTGTTCGACTACTGCATCAATCTTTTCTTCCTGTATATCTAGTCTTGCATTTAACTTTTTCTCAGAATTTGAAATTTGTAAAACTATCTCTTGCTTTGCAAACTGTATTTGCTTTACAGTATCACTTATAATATCCGTTATACTTTTTCTAGCAAATCCAATTTCAACTTTATCTATTGTTGTATTCCCCTGAGAATCTACTGTATAGCTGATTTTATTAACTCTACCTTGTAAATCTAGATTTAGCTTCTTGTGTTTGATATAAACTGTATCCCCTAAATTTACACTCTCTAGAGCTTTATAATTTTTATACTCTTCTGTTTTACTTAGTTCTATAAAATCTATAACATAGCTAAAAGTTATTTGATCTACTTTATCCTCATTAAACATCTTGTTACAAGTATCTCTCATAATCTTATATGCTTCTTCAATCGTTATTTGTTTCTCATCTTTTGTATTAGTTCCATCCCAAATATTCAAATTTAATTCAACATCTCGATAGTATTTCTTTTCATATGCCCCAGCATTAGGACTTACAATCTGATATTCTGGCAATCTATAGTCTCCTGACTTTGGTATAAGAACTGTTGCCAAATCAGTTAAATCTATCATCTCTTTTATTGAAGACATATTTTTTCCATATTCAATAACAACACCATTGTCTTCCCCTCTTTGATCAACTATATCTATAGTGTCATTACTTACCATGAACTCTCCTCCATATTCAGATAAAACACTATTCTCTGAGCCTATAATGGCACTCAGTAAATTGCCTTCTTTAACTTCTAATATCACATTAGTGTTAGTATTTGTATCTAAGTTACCAACTTTATAATTATGATGATCTAAAGCACTATTTAATATAATTTGTATAGCTTCTTTTCTTGTCTTTCCTACAATAGTCATAGCTCTAACTCTATTTTCCTTTAAATCTGCCAGTAATTTAGATTGGCTTTGAACACTAATAGAATTAGTGTTAGTTTCTTTTTGAATTATTCTAAATTGCTGGTTATCTCTACTATCAATTGTTGGAATAGAAATTATTGAAGCAGTTACTAAATTACTAGAAATATTTTTAGTGTCTTCTAATGGATATTCTAGTTCCATAGTATAATCTTCATTTATCTCTTCAGTAACCTTGCATAACATTATTTCATTTAATACCCATTCGTTATGAGAAAAATCTGTTTCAATACTCCTGAATAATCTAATCATTAATAACACCTCCAGTAAGGCGTAACTTCTATTTTGCTTACAGCTCCAAACCATGAAATTGTATTTTGGCCAATAGAAAAGACTGGCCAATCACCAGTCATATTTTTACCAAAATTAATATTATCCTTATAGCACTCTTTTATTTCTGAATCTATTGTCACATAATCAACTACATTTTTTACAATGAAACTAGTATTGTTTATATTTAAAGTTATGCTTCCACTTCCATAAATCTTTAATATAGGCTTAGCTTCATATGTTCCAAAATTATTTAATATCGTTCCGCTAGTTGTTATAGTTTTTGTCTTTAATCCACTTGTCATATATTTTAGTCCACTACAAATAAATGTTGCAGTAAAGCGCCTTACTATATTACTTGTTGTTTTAGTTTCACTTATTTTAACTTGCTTCACTTTGTAAGTTTTAAATTCATCCATACTGTAAAAAAGTTCTTTAGATATTGAACTTATCAGCCAATTATCAATTATAGATTTTTTCATTAAATATTCATCTTCATTAGCCTTATACCAAAAATCAAAACTAAGGCTTATATCTTCAAATCCTTTAATCTTTGTAAGATTTTCTCCACCATCAATTGATATTGTTTCATATATAATATTACAAGCTGGTATGACTGGAATATTCTCTATTACTAAATCTAAATCATCTGAGCTATTTAAATTATTATAGAATATAAATGACACCCTACCACTTCCTTCTATTTGAACTAAATGCTAAATCTCTACTTATATATGGAGTTGAAACTCTAGCAATTTCTCTGCCATCCAAATTAACTGGGACTTGAATTATAATAGGTTGTCCATTTGAACCTGCATAAGAATTTTGAGCAATATTACTAGCCACTTTATTAGCTACTTCTAAGGCAGTCTGTTTAACTAAATCCTCACTTGAATCGTGATTATAAATTCTGGTGCCTGAAGGTAGGTCATATAATTCATATCCTTTTTCATGTAAGGTTGTATATCCTCCTGCGAAACTATCACTACCAGTCCAATTACTCCCAATTGTTAATTGATCTGCATCAGCTGCATCTACACCTGAAGCATTTCCACTTACATCATAGGAGAATGTTTTGCTTGATGGAACCCAACTACTCCACCAATTTTTCAATTTATCCCACCATGTTAATATCTTACCTGTACTTGTATCTACACTATTTTCAAGATCACTATTCATTCCTTTTATTTTCTCAACCGCTCCATCACGAGTTTCTTGTGCCTTTTGAATAGTATCATCTCTTTGCTTTGTTGCATCTGCTATCATTTTGTTAGCTTGCTCTGATGTTATAGAACCTACTTCATCACGCTGCTTAATTATTGTTGCAACAGTTTGATCATATTCATCATTAGCAGCTTTAATTGCTCCATCTCTACTTTCATTTAATTTTTGAATATGTTCTGATGCCTGTTCAGCAGTAATTCTTCCATCGTAATCCTTCATACGCTGTAAAATCACCTGTGCTTCAACCTCATTGTCAGAAAGTGATTTTACAGCATTTTCTTTCATTTGATTTTGTAATTGCCCTATGTCAGTTACTTCTTGGCTCGTTAAAGTTCTATGATTGTTTGCCGCATTTTGAATTATTTGATTAATTTGATCTTCATATTGTTGTGTTTGCGTTTGCTTATTAGTATAGAATTCCGTTGTCTTTTGCATGATTTCAGTCTGCTCTGTACTGGTAAGAGTATTTTGTTGTGTAAATAACTCTTGTAACTTAGATATGCTATCAGTTTTCTGTTTCTCATATCCTTGTATAACACTCTGAGTCATACCATCGAATTTAGCTTTAGTATCAGTTGCAATTTGTCCTGTAATAACAGTTCCATTAATATATAGATCCTGAAGTGAGGCTTTAGCATTTTGATCCATATCTAAATAATCTTTTACTGCCGTCTTTGTTGCTTCACTTATCTTTACTGTATTAGTTGCAACATTTTGAGTCATAGCTCCATATTCGGTTTGTACAGTTTGTGAAGTATATTCAACTTTATCTGCAAATAAATCAACACTTGGTACAACTTCCTGAGTTAACCCTTTATATATTCCATACCCAGCTAAAGCAACTGCACCAGCTACTGCAATATATGGAGCTGCTGCTACAACTGCGCCCCCCATTCCTGTAGCCAATGCACCAAATCCTGTAGCACCGCCTACTCCTCCAGCAACTGCTCCTGCTTCTGCTACTGTTTCAGTTGCTACTGTTGCAGTTCCCAAAACTGGTGTTAATTTTGAAACTACATTCATAACAGTTCCAATTCCACTAGACACTCCACCAACTACTTTTAGAACTCCACCTAGCGCAGTACTGAACATTATTACATCTGCAATAGTTGTTATAGTCCCTTTATCCATACCTTCTAGAGTTGATGTCAATCCACCGATTACACTAGTAACCTCTTCCATTACTGGTGCTAATGCATCTCCTAGTTCTATACTTGCATTTTTCAATTCATTAAAGTTTTTTCTCATTTTATTACCAGCAGTTTCATCCACTTTTGTAAATGCATCATCTAATGCAGTAGTATTAGTGGTCATTTGATCCATGCTCTGTTGAAATAAACTCATTCCTTGATCACTTGTCATAGTAAGCACAGTGTTAACTGCTTCTACAGAACCAAATAATTGATACAATTCTTCCGTATTACCATTAGTTTTTTGTTTTACTTCTTCTAAGAACTTCCCCCATCCAACGCTCTGTAAATGTGCTGCATTGAATTTTAAACCTAGCTTTTCTGCCATTTTTGCAGCATCATCTGATGGTTTTGCTATATTAGAATAAGCTGCTTTTAACCCTGTAACTGCTTCAGATGTCTTAATACCATTGGCAGTTAATGTTGCTAATGAACTGAATAGCTCTGATGTAGTTACTTTTAATGCTGCTGTTGTTGGAATAACATTACCTATAGAGCTAGACATTTCTCCAAAGGTCGTTTTTCCTAAGTTTTGTGCAATAAACATTTGATTAGCAATATTAGTTACTTCTTCTGTCTTAAGTCCATAAGCATTTAACACTGTAGTTAATCCATCAACTGATGTTGCTGTGTCAGTAAATCCACCTTTAGCCGCCTTAACAGCTGTTGTTAAAAAATCTACTGACTTTTCTGCTGCAACACCACTGGAAATAGTATCATACATACCATCTTGAATAGTATCAAATGATTCTCCCGACATATTAGATAGATCTATAACGCCTTTTCCCAAATCCTCTATGCTGATATTAGTTGTATCAGCAACAGTACTAATCTTAGCCATACCATCGTGGAAGTCAGTACTAAATTTAACTCCTGCTATTCCTGCTGCTTCTAATGGCGCTGTAATTTTTAATATTCCATCTCCAACATTAGTAGCTTTACTCCCAAAATCCTTTAGTTTCTCGCCACTTTCTTTTAAACCATTGCTTGCATTAAGCCACTTATTATTACTTTTATCAAGCTCATCATTTATTTTTTGAAGCTCTCCCTGGGTTTTGACCATCTCAGTTTCAGCTTTATTCATATTAGTTTGATAATTCTGTATCTGTTTGGCATTAGATTCAATTGCTTTTTCTTTTTTACTATACTCAGTTGTTAGTTTATCTACTGCTTCTTTAGCGCTCCTAGCTTGTTCACTTTCTTTCCCATATAACTGAATTGCTTCTTTATACTTACTATTGGCGCTTTCCAAACTAGCTTTTAATTTATCTCTTTCAGATATATTATCACTCATCTTTTGATTAGCTTTCTCCATTGCTTCTCTATAGGTATCAACTTTTTTAGATTGCAAATCAAATTGTTTGGCAAGTGCATCTTGTGCTGATTTCAATCTATCACTAGTAGATCCAAATGTCTTAAGACCTTCACTAGCTAATTTGAATTCTGATTGAACTTCTTTTAAACTGCTATTTATACCTTTAATACTAGAATTATATCCAGTATCATCTAGTACCATCTTGGCCTTTATTAGTTTTTCCAAGTCGCTCAATTACTTTACCTCCTTTCTTATAAGAACGGTATTTCATCTATATAAACTCTTTTTTCATTGCTAGATTTATTTTCATCGTCTTCATCTTTAATTTCCCAACCATTAAATTTCACATGACTCATCCACATTTTATATATTTCAGCATGTGTAGATTCTAAAAATTCGGCTTTTGTATAATTTAAATGAACTTTACTAATATAAAAAAGCCAGTCAAAATTAATCTCATAAGGATTTTTTGACTGGTCACCTAGTTTTTTTCTTTATTATTCAGTTTTGAATCTTTTTTCTTAACACTAGTATCAATACCCATATAGTCAAAATATAAATTCTTTACAAATGCAGGTATCTCGTTATTAAGCTGCTGAGGTGTTAATAAATTTATTAATTCCTCTATGCTGAATTCCTTAGTCTTTTCTACTTTTTTATCATTTTCAGTTTCCTTATCTATGCAACTACATGACATTAATCTTAATGCATTAGTATAAAATTTCTTGCCTTCCATTATTCCTTGTAGTACTGTTCCGTAATTACCATACTTATCATCTACTTTCAAAATTGTTTCATTTGTCATTTTAAAATTATATTCTTTCTCACCTATCTTCAATTTTCTAGTTTCAGCAAACATATATTCATATCCCCTTTCTGACTTTATAAGAAACTCCCAATCAAATTAAATGATTGAGAGTTTAAAGTACTTAAGTAGTTGGTGTTGTTACTTTTTTAGTAGGTACAATTACGCTTTCAAAGAATTTAGTTCCAATGTCACTTGGGCAATTTGGATCATCCTCATCTACGTTATATTTCCACATTCCATTATTTTGTAATGGTTGGAATGTTGCTTTCATTTCTGGTGTTTGATAATCAACTTTTCCTTCCTGCCCTTTACTAGAATCATCTGGTAATTCCATTTTCCCCTTATAAAGAATTCCATATCTCTTTTTGCCATTAGACTTATTTGCTACATAAAGCAATGCTATATATGGAGCAATATCATCAGATGATGCAAATGTTCCTCCTTCTGTTGCAATTGTTTGTCCTAACAAATCAGCAGATTGTGCATTGGTCAAATCAGCTACATTTACAGTAACCTCAATATCTTCTAATGTTGTTGTTTGATCCCACACCTTATTTTCTGCATATAATTTTGCTGTATTGCTCTTTGGTGCAATCTTAATTTCTTTAATGCCTGGTAAATATTTAGGTTTCTCAAATGTTAGACCATCTGCATCATCTTTTGTAATTTTGGAATAGAATAATTTTTCTAAACCTACAATAGCCATATATTTTTACCTCACTTCCAATGTAATAAAAAAACGCATAGCTTTATGGAATAACTGCGTATCATTTTCATATAGATCAGCAGCCATACCCCTATTAAAGCCAGCGTTTGTCATTACTTCTTTAATTTTATTCTCTAAATCTGTGTAATCTGTTTTACTAAATATATCTACTTGCAAATAAAAGTTCGTTGCTATCTCTTTATTTTCTGCCCATTCCTCACCATTCTCATCAAAGATCTCATATTCAACGTACGGTGTATTAGGCTTATTGGCATGTATAAAATAAACTTTTTTATCTGCTGTTAAATTTAATATTTCAGAATTCGATAATGTATCTTTTATAAACTTCTTAATATTAACCATTGCATCACCCCTGCTTTAACAATCCCTTTGCTAATACTTCTAAAGCTTCATCTTGTGAGCTATTAACAGATCGTTCAAAAAATCCAACATGATGTTTTTGTTGGCTAGTTCCAAACTCTTCAAAGCCTGTATACCAAGCGCCCATTATAACTTGACCTGTTATTAAAGAAAGATCATTCTTACTAACCTTTTCTCTAATTTTTCTTTTCATATCTCCGCTTTCTCCAACCGGAGTATTACTTTCAACTGCATTATAAATTACATCTATACCAGCTTTCATTGCTTTCTTCTCATCAGCTTCAGTAAGTGTCATATCCTGAAGTAATGCTTCTACTTCCTCAAAACCATCTAATTCAATTCCACTCATGTAATCACCTAGCCTTTAACTTCTGCCTTTATATCTATCCATTGATGTAGATTCTTATAATCAGAACAAAATAATATATCATAATCTTTTTCTTTATATATCACTTTATACTGCTTTGTTGCGCCTGGTACTAGTAATACCTTAGTTTTATTGCAATATCTAACTGTAAAGGTGACTATATTCTCAGAATTGTTAGCCTTTGCGGATATAAACTCTTTCCCACTTATTTGTTTAAATGCACTCCAACATAGATAGTAAGTATCATCCCAATTTGGCGCATCAAAACCACTATCATTTTGACTTTCCCCAAGGTATTCGCTTATTACTATTCTTTGATTCATATCTATGCTACTCAATTATAATCACCTCATATTAAACTTAAAGGGTAGAAAAATTTACTCTTTAAATTAAAATGATATTACATAGCAATTTCTAGCATATCCTTTCTTTACATCAAATCTTCCTAAAATCCTTACTTTAACTGTATCATTTATAAATCCTGCTTCTGTACTTCTGGCAACAGTAAACTCATTTCTTTTAAATAACTTTACAAGTTCCTTGGGATTGCAAATATAGAAAGTAGCTGTTTTTCCTTCTACTGTTGGTAATAAAGTTTCATCTACTACAACTAATTCTTTATTATTAAAATAATATTTTCCGTTTACTTCTGTAACCAAATTTAAAGGTCTCTTTTGCCCATCTTTCATATTCTTTAATAACGAATATCCTTTTGGATTTGTGAATGTCACTAATCCAGCTTTAACTGCTGGTACCGCCTCGTCTATAGCTGTATTTATATCCTCATAACTTCCAACGCCAGTAAATGCAGCTGCATTATCTTTTATTACTTTCATAATCTTTGCATTTTTAGTTCTTACAGTTTTAGCTGTGAAGTTTCTACGTGCTAAGCCTTCAATTTCAACCTCTGCATCATCAAGTAATTCAGATGTTAATGTGTAAATCTCACCAACTTTAGCACATTTAAATGCTATATCTGAAGTTGTTAATGTTGCATCAGTAATATCATCCCCCTCTAGAACCTCTGGCAATTCATCTTCATCTACTTCTGATACTGGCATTGTTCCTTCATTCTTTGTTACTGGAATAACTTCAACATATTCCTCTAGTGATCCATAACCTTTTTCTATCTCTATAAGTTGATTTACAAATTGTTTTGGTAACACTGCTGAATTGTCTGTTGTCTTAACCATTGCTCTTTCTTCTTCTGTTAACTCCTGACCTAAGACTTTCTTAACAATGCTCCTCATTTCGTCGACCTTATCTACTTTTGTTTGCTTTTTCTCATTCCTTTGAGACTCCAAATCTCTCTTTTCGGCTTCTTCTAATTCTTTTTCAATTTCTATCATTTTTTCTATACTTCTTATTTCTGCCATTTTAGCTCCGGCTTCCGTTACCTTTTGCTCTGCTATAAGACTTCTAACTTCTGTTTTCTTACTATCTAATAATGCTAATAAATCTTTTAATTTCATCTTTTAACTTCCTCGCCTTCATTATTTAAAATAGAGTATAAAAAAAGAACTACATAATCTGTAATTCTAATTCCATTAATTTAAGTTTTAGATTTATATCATCCTCTCTTTTTTCTTCCTCTAATGGAATTACTTCCACTTGATCCTGTATAAATCTTTGCTCAATACAAACTTCTTCATTATCCCTAGCCTCTATACTAGTTCCATAATATGCTGGTGTACGTGTATTATCAAGTATAGATACTTCTCTTAATATAATATCTTCAAGATATCTTCGCTCAACATCTGTATCCGTTTTTCCCCAGCTTTGTTTTTGAGGTATGAAAGAAAATGACCACCCAACTAGTTTATTATTTTTTGCCTTTTCAATAACATCAGAATCATATATTCTAGCTTCCGCATATAAACCAATATTATCTTCCTTAAGTTTAAGATTATCTTTTGTTGATCCAAGTTTTCTACTCCAATCATGATTAAGTAATACTGGTACATCACTAGTTCTTTCCAATGCTCTTTGCCAAACTCCACTTCTAACCTGCTCAACAAATTTTCCTTTTGGCGACGGTAGCTCTCTAGAATCCCTTTCACATGCATTAACATATCCCCTAACCACTACATGATCTGATCTAATTTCTACTTGCATAATTTTCACCTCCTCTCAAGATTCTGTAATATAATTACTAAGCTTATCTAATATACTAGAAACAATTCTATCTTGTTTAGTTTTAATATCTATATTGGTACCTCTAATGTTATACATATCTGATACTAGTTTTTTCTGAAGTATTTCAGCTAATTTAACCGCCTTTTCATCATTTTTGTAACCTTCTCCTACCATAGAATCTATGTATATTAGAGATACCTCTAGCAGCTCAGTTAAGTAATTATCTTCATCTTCATAGTCAATCTTCAAATAATCTTTAACAACATTTAGAGTCAATATTATCACCATCTTTCGGCGTAGTATTTTGCTTTCCTTTTTGGTAACTAACATTACCATTAATTAAATCTTTTAAAAGAACTTGTCCTGAAGGTAAAGTAATAATCAATTCACCACCTATTTTTTGTACGCCTAATATATCTCTAGCATAATCAAGGTCATAAACTCCATTTTTTACATAGGTACTAATCACCTCAGATTGAGTTTTACTATCAGTTCTTAATAGCACATTAATATTAAAGCGTATTTTATATCCCATCTCTCTTTCAGTTTGAGTTAACAACTTCCAGTCCATCTCCTGCTCTATTTGCTCAAATATTATTAATAAGCAATCAGTTAAAAACTTTATATTATCCTGTTCTTCACTAACTGCTGTATCTCTCATTATTCCCAACTTACTTAACGGAACTTGAAAGCTACTTGCTATTTCTTCTTTTGATAATTTTCTCAACTCAGTAAATTGTGCATCACTTAAAGATAAATTCATAGGCTGAACATTATAACCTGCTGGTATAGTAAATACCCGCCCATTATTAGTGTATATCCTGTCAAATTTCTCCTGAACCTTTTTGAGTTCCCTTTCCTCTTTAATGTCACTAGTAAGCTGAACAACTATTTTATTTGTAAGCCCATTGCTAAAAAGTTTATTTAGGTAATTTTGACTTTTAAGACTACTATCTAAACTTTCAGAAAGAATACTCCTATTTGCTTTGCCTTTAATTCCATCCATAGTAAAGTCTCTTAGCATTATTATATCTTTATCAAAACAACTTCCAATCTCACCTTCCACACCTTCAAAATCCCATAATATTTTATTGCCTTTTATGCTTTTAATTAATCCTGCATTATCTATTGTTACATTTGTAATTTTTACTGGATACAATCCATTTATTTTACTTCCTTGTCTGTCAATAAAAAGACCAGAGTGCCCCCAGTGTTTTGATAATGCTACAAAGGCTTTATAGCAATCTATTGCTGACATATAATCATTAGGTCGTATTCTTAGTTTGTCATATAGATAATGTTCCTTAGCTAACTCTTCCCCCTTTTCCGTTTCCTTTTTTACTTGTAAAGTACATTTAGCAATACTCTCAGATATGATTTTTATACAACTAAAATAAGTGCTTTCTTTCATTTCAATATCAAACGGAGTAATATCATAACCATTTTCAAATGAATACATTGTTTTCCATTCATTTACGCTAATTGTCTCTCTTTTCTCAAGTAATCTATTAAAAATCACTGTTTATCACCTCGCTTTCCCGTAAATTTATATAAAAATATACTGAAAGCAATAAAAATAAATCCCAATGAGTAAAATCCAAACTTGATATTTATAGAGAAATTAGTAAGCAATATGATAAAAACTCCAATAAAAAAGACCATTTCCATAACAAATATGTCATTGAAAATAGTTCTATTAATTATATTCTTAAGTTTTTCTTTGACTTTTTTCAAGATCTCACCTCATTTCTCTACCAATCCATCTTATCAAGGGCATCTACAGCACTATATTTTTCTTCTTCAACTATTAATTGTGTCATTCCAAATATTAATACAGCAACCATATCTATTCTTTGCTTATTCTTATTTTCTTTCTGTAGCATCTCATCATCTGCTTTACCTTTTGTAGTAATTGCATTCTTCATATTCCAATCAAGTAATTCGTTCTTTTCGTAAAACACATTTCCATCATAAACAAGCTTTCGAAATTCTTTCGTTGCTGGACTTAAATTAGTATAAGTTTGTTTTAACATTATCACATCAAAATCTTCGCTTAACCTTTCCATCATTTCTTTTGCATTCATAGGATCTGTTACAATGGATATAATTTTGCAATTATATGTTTCTTCAATGCTTCTTATATATTCTTCAACTTTTGTATAGCTTACTGTCATTCCTTTATGAATATCACAATATCCCAATTCAGCATAATTTCTATAATCAATATTTTCTCTACGTTCTGCCAAACTATCTTCTGGTAAAAATCCATGAGATTTGCAGTAAATTTTATTATCTTCTCTATACATAATGCTTACTGCAGTTAAATCTGTAGTAACTGATAAATCTACACCAACAATAACCTCTTTGCCTTCAAAATTAATATTATCAACTTTACATTTCTTCCAGTATCGAATGTCTAAATACTTATCTAGTTCATTGGTATCAAGAAAAATATTAAAGTTTTTAGTTAATAACTCTTCCTGTTCAGATATTTTTATTTTAGCAATCTCTCTATCGCTTTTAATTTCTTCGTAATTTTCTTCCACTCTTAACGGGTTTGCCTTATAAATTGCCATATCATCCCACACTTCCTCTCTAAGTGCATAATACAAAAGAATAAATATTCGTTCATTTGTAACAGTTCCCTCTAACACTGCTCTATCATATTCAAGTTCTTCGAGCATTATTGAATCACTTTCAGCATAAGCAGTTGTTGTTTTAAACATAAGTGGATTTTTAACACTTAATTGACCTTTTCTCATAGCTTGTATATTATCATTACTTGTAAATGCTCCAACTTCATCTGCACATACTGCTGCTGGTCTAATGGAGTTATTCTTATTTGCTTTGCTCGTACGTGGGTAATAGAAACTATGTGTCAGTGTACACTTTATAATGCCTATTTCACTTTCTGATACAAAAAAATGTTTTTCTAGTGCTGGACTTGCTGTTATTATCTGTGCCATGGCCTTACGTACTTCCTTTGCTAAATCTCTATCAATACATACGGAGTAAAACTCACTAAAGTTCTGCTCTGTTAGCATTAATAGTATAAATATGAGTGCTATTAAAAATGTTTTAGCATTTTTACGAGGAATAAATAAGACTACATCTCTATACCTGAATTTATTTTTATCATTTTTATATCTCCAACCAAAAATAGCCACTAGAATAAGTGCCTGAAATCCTACGATTCCATCATAAACACTTTTTCCAGCAACAAACCCTGTTGCATAATTTATTATTTTCAAAAGATTATTTATAATCTTTAACTTTTTTGCACATAAAAAAAATTCAAAATTATCTTCATGTTGCTTTATTTCATAGTCATATAGAAACTTTTTACACTGTTGCTTGACTTCATCTGTAGTGATTTCAGCATCATCAATAACATCCTTACAATATTTTAATGCATCATCTAATAATTTCATTAATCTTCATCATCCTGTAGAGCTTTTAATAAAGGATCTTCTTTCTTATCTTTATTATCCAAAGCTAAATTCCCTAACTTAGCTCTGCTTTGTGGAGATAATGATAATTCACTACAACACCTATATAAATCTTTTGTATATTTATCCTTTGCGCTCATCAAATCTTTATTTACCAAACTTCCTATATTCTTATTTATAATAGTTTCTATAGTTTGAAGTCTGTCAACTGCAATAGAACAAGTAGATAACACAAATACATCTAAATTAGTTAATATTCCTGTCTCTAGTAATTGTTCAATTATAAATTTATATATTTTCTTTTGTTCTTTGGATAAATAACTTGGTGGTTTATCTATCTTGTCAGCTAAACCTTTTAGTTTTTCTTCATTCTCTTTTCTTAATTTAATTTCAGCTTTAGTATTATGTCTACTTTGGCTCTCTATTGATTTACTTGGTCTAGCCAAAAATCCACCTTCTTTCACACGATTTTTCAAATTTTCATTTTGGGAATTTTATATGACTGGGAGGGCACCTGGGACTTTCCACCCCTTTATATAAATTTTCAGCCCCTCCCCCGGGTTTAAAATATCTCCTTTTCAAATTTTTTTAGCAATTCTTTTAAATAATTTTGAACTTTTAGTTTTTCTTCAAGGCTTTTATTCATCATTCTATGAATTTCTATATGATTTCTTTTTGTTAATCCAATTATGTTGCTTGCATCTAGCCTTAAACTCCAATCATCTTTAGTTTCTATTATGTGATGATATGCTTCGGCTTGAACTATATTCCCTTTGCTCCATTCAATAATATCTAAACCAAATTGATTGGATGCTACGCTATTCCTACACTTAATCCACACACCACTTGAATAAAACTCCTGCTCTCTTTTATCTGTCCTCTTCTCCTTATAATGCTTATACTTTTCTTTCTTCTCATTTACTTCACATTCACACTTACCTCCATATGTGACTCTATTACCACATACAGAACATAACCTGTACATAGCCATACAGTAACACTCCTTATAATCCAATAATCTTTGAATTAGCTTCTTTCTCTTTTAACTTGGTAAGCTTCTTATCATTAAGCACCTTGTTAGGATCTTCGCTCCACATCTTAGACTTCCTATTAACTAACCAGAACTTTTGTGCTGCTAAATCTGGTTTACTATATTTCTTAACAGGTTTAACAACTACCTTCTCCTGAACTAATATAGTTTTACCATCATCTGCCAAGACTTCTTCTTTTACTTTTGTTGCAACTTCTTCTGTATATTTATATCCTAAACAATTATTTAGTAGTGCTTTCTCAACCGATTGATTAGCCTTATCTTTTCCTGTAGCAATTGCACCCTTAAGTGCTACGCTATCAGTTTTATATTTCCTATATGTGGAATATCCCACACCTAATTTTTCAGCAATATCTTTATCAGTTTCACCATACTCAACCCATGATTCTATCTCATCTAAGCGGCTCTCTATAAGTTCCTGATAACTATCACTTCTTGCCATAATGAACACCTCCTTATCGTAGCACTCACAAATCAAAGTGCTACGATATTATTATCTATTCTCTAGGTTATTTATTTCCCTACTTTTTAGCGTAATAATTTAGCTGACTTATAGTATGTTTTAAGCTATAAAATACCTCATTTACTTACAGAGTAAGTTATTTATTTTTTAATATTCCTACTTCTATATGTCTTTAATTTTTATCCTTTAATATTTATGGATTAAATAATAAGGTATTTAAGGCTAAAAAAATATGAATATTTCCCATATATTAAAACACATATTTATCTGATATCTTTGCTGACTCTTGCAATATATCTTCATCTAATCCGATATATTCCATAGTAGTTGTTACCTTCGCATGTCCAAACAATCTTTGGACATAATAGATATCCTTATCGCGTTCTATATATTGAAAATACCCATATGTTTTACGTGCTGTATGTGTTCCAATTGAACCTAATATGCCAATCTCTTCAAGTACACTTTTAAAAATCTTTCCTAATGCTTCTCTTGATATATTTTCTTTAAATGGTTCTACCCCTTCGCCTTTTTGTGACCAATATAAATATTCTGCATCTTCTTTATCTTGAATGAATTCCTGAAGTATTTTTATAAGCTTATTACTCAATTTTACGACTCTTTCAAACTTTACTTTTCTAGTCTTCTTAGTTTTTTCTTCTTGAATTACTAGTTCATTGGTTTGTATCGCTCTCTTAACATCTGCAACTGTAAGTTTTACTAAATCTCCACCTCTATATCCAGTATTAACTCCTATACTCCAAAGTACATATGCTGGATAATTATAACTTTTCATTCTATTAGCAATTCTCTGTAAATCCTTAGGATCTTTAATTACTATAGCTGCATTCCTTCCTTTTTTTCTCAAACTGAATGCACCTGCCTTATCTTTCCCTTTACTCTTTTGTATACATTGTTATCCATACATCTACGTAAATCGTTTGCCTCATTTTCTTTAAATATTCTTTTACTTCCACAGTGAGAACATGAAATATAGTATCCCTTTTTTATTGTGTCCTCAACTTCCTCATTAATTAAAATGTTTGTCTTCTTACATTTACCACAAATACGAATCAAATATATTTCTTTCACATTCTCACCTTCTTTCCAAACAAAAAGAAAGACAAATTGCTATGAAAACAACTCATCTTTCTTATAATTGCTTTTTCTTATTCTTTTATCTATTTCTTTAATGCTATTCTCATTTTTTAATCTTTTAGGAGTATCAAAACTTACTATTGGAGCTACATTAACATCAATTACTATACCTCCATCTAAATTAGTTTTATAGATAGATCTATTCTTTTTAATAAAAGTTGCATCACTCATATATTGTTTTGCTTCATATATTGTGATTCTATCTATTTCTTTATTTCTAATTTTAGTTGCTAAATGAGCATTCTTAAACTCTTTTAAATTTCTATGTATACATTGCCTGACTGTATCTGATTTACAGTTTAATATAAATGCTATATCTATTGCATTATATCCTTTTAAATATAACTCTTTCACTTTTTCTTTATCTAGCATAAATCTACCTCCTAAAATGGATATAGTTATTCCATACCAAAAACGTGACATTTCTTTTTATTGATTTTATGTTATCATAAACTTTAAGACATTTGTCGGACATTTTTGAGACATTTTCAGGACATTATATATAAATAAAAAAACATAGTTATACAATTCTCATCAACTGCATAACTATGTTTCTTTTATATCCTAATTATTAATTTTACTCAATCCAAGCCCCATCAGTGCCTAGAGTATAACCATCAATTACTGAGTTACTCTCCATTGCTCCATTAGAATTGAAATAATACCATTTTTCGTTTACCTTCTGCCATCCTTTTAGCATAGATCCTAATGGACCATATTGACCATTACATAGATAGTACCAGTTATTATCTGTGTCTTTAAGCCAACCAGTTGTTAATTTTCCGTCAGTATCTAAATGGAACCATTGACCTTCTACATCTTGTCCATTATAAGTCCAATCACCTTTTTGCGACTTATACCATCCAGTTACCATTTCTCCACTATTAGTATTGAAAAAATACCAATTGTTATTTACTGCTTTCCAACCAGTTTCCTTATTTCCATTTTCTTTTACTAAATACCATTTACCATTTGTATCTTGTGCCCATCCTGTCTTTTTAACACTTGTATCATTCGTAGTTTTATCAGTATTAGTAGATTCTGTATCTTTATTTGGCTTCGAATGATGACTTGATGAACTTGAACTATTACTTGATGCTACAATTTTTCCACTAACGCAATCAAAAGAATAATCACCATATTTAGCAATTAAGCCTATGTATTTATTCAAATCATGTCCAGTTAACTTATACGTTTTATCAGTTCCTACTTTCTCACTAAAGTTTGAATCTGAGTTATCTAATCTATACCACTCATAAGTTACTGCAGCACCTGTTGTAACTTCGTTTCCAACTTCATCTATAAGCTGTGCAATTAAAGTTCTTCCTACTTTTGTTTCGCCTACAATTTTTGCTTCTGAAGGTATTGTTGGTTCATTACCTTCATCTAAATCTTTTACAATAACATTTACACTTGCTTCTAAGTTATTTGGATTTATTACACCCTCTGATAATGTTATTGTTCCTGTAAATGTATAAGTCCCTAATGTGTCTCCATCATATGCTGGATTTCCATCATTCCATACTACTGCTGCACTTGTTGTCGTGTTATCACTTAGTCCAACATCTACTGTATCTGGTAATCCTATGTCACTTCTTGAAGTTCCCTTTGTTACATTAACATCTGAAGGACTACTAATTGACTCTACTTCTATAGGCGCAACTGAAATCTTTAAAGTTCCAAGAGCTCTATGAGCAGAATCTCCGTTTCTTCCATAAATTCTAAATCCATAATGATATCCTTGGTGAAGATTTAGACTTGAGCTACCAGTTAGACTATCTGTACCTCCACTAGCATAAAGTTGAACAGTCTGTTCTCCATCTGGTCCATCTGCATATGCAGTTACTTTTGCTTGAGCTTGAAACCAAGAATGAAAATAACTATATGACCAATTATATTTAAAAGTTTCTGTAGAATCTGCAACACTATCAAATATCCACTGTTGACCATTAAATATTATATTGGAGTCTAGGTCATAAGCAAAACTTAAACTTCCATCATCATTTTTAGTTATCGTTGTTGTACCTGCACCTGACTTAGTCCATGCATCAGATGACATATCAGCTGCTGAAACAGCATATGTTACATTAAACATGCACATAAATACAAGTACCATTACTAACGATAATTTTTGTTTAAAATATTTTTTCATTATTAATACCCCCTTTAACTAATTATATATATTAAAACATATTTTTTTACCAATTTAAACATTTTTAGCATAGTTTTTTTAATAAAATAAAACTTTTACCATTTAATCATTATTTTTTGAGTATATTTCAGAAAAATCAGAGTGTTTTTGCAAAAAATAGTTGTAAATTAATTTATTTTTCCAATAACGTCCATTTTTCTTACATTTATTTTTAATTAGTACTTGAATAGGCATAAATAAAAAGTGCATATACTGCACTCTATAATTTTATCTTCTGGATAGCCCTATTCAATATTCTATTTATTTGTCTTTCAGTCCTATCAATTTCATTAGCAACCTTTTTCTTATCCTTACAATCTATTAAAACTAATTTTACAACCTTATATTCTTTTTCAGGTAATAAATTTAAAATATTATCAATCCTTTTGTTTTCATTTTTTAATCTATTAATTTCCTTAGTTAAATTTTCTATTATTATGTCACTTTCCTCGGATTCACTTAGTCTTAAGTTCTCAATTTCGATTTCCAAATTATCAATTTTACACTTTCTTTCTCTATAGATATTGAATATACTTTTAATTTCTGCCATTTTTACCACTATCCTTTATAATACTTTTATGTTATAATTTAGACTGATTGATTAGAGAATCTTATTTCCATGATTCGTTCTCTAATTGTAATAGGTGTTCATTATGAACACCTTTTATTTTTGCCTTCACTACGCTAAATGTTAGTATTGTGAATCAAATTATTTGAATACATATTTTAAAATTGTACATAATATTATTGATATTTGTTATGTTGTTGTTTATAGGCTCCATTAATGTCACTATTTATAGAATCCATTATGTGCCCCTTAATTGGGGCATCTTTTTATGTTTAATAACGGTATCGTATGGTAATTTAACAAACTAAACTAAATTATATTCTTTTCTTAATATCTCATTGTCAATTAATAGCTCCCAATCTCTAATTTGCTCTTCACCCATATATCTTCCATTTTCTTCAAAAAATTTCTTTTGATATTTAGTAATCTCAATCTTTTGTTCATCTTTACTAACTCCAGCACCCATTAATCCCATCCAAAATTGCAACGCTCCTTTACATTTATCAATTCCTATTTCATCAATTGCACTTGCATGACCTTGAAATTCACAGGGAACAAATATGCCTTCTTTCATGAGTATCCCTCTTATTCCTCGACAATTCTCATTAAACTTTGGTCTTGAAAATCTGCTGTAATTGTAAACATCGAAATCAGTGTCATCTACTAATTCAAGGCTATTAACTCCAATAAATTTTTTATCTCCAAATATAATTGCTTGTGCTAATTCCTCTTTATCATCATTTGAAATATCTTCCAAACATAAACTTAATAATAATTTTTCTTTACATTCTTCATAGCTCTTATCATCTGCATAATATAAAGTCCTTATAAAATCAGTAAACCATTCACCATCTATTTTAAAAAATACATTTTCACTCATTTACTTCACCCTTTCTACATACTACGATTTACTTATAAACTTCTTCTTCTCTTAACCATCTTTTGAATATATACCATTTCTTCGAATTCATTAATTAATTAAATTACTTGAATACTTTTTTTTCAAATAGTACATAATATGATTGGTTGTTGATTATATTATTATTTATAAAATCCATTGTATGCCCCTTAATTGGGGCATATTTTGCGTTCAATTCCTATATTGTGTATATTCTAATTTCAAAAACAAAATACTAATAAATGGAGGTGCTGTTATGAATATAAAGAAATTTTTAGTATTTTTTCTAATATCCTTATTTGCATTTGTTAAAATCGCTCAGGCACAGCCACTTCCTATTGCAACTACTTATACACAAGGTATCTATAATATGAGTCTATATACTGGAAATTATATTACAGGTAAACTGATAACTCCCGACAAGCCTCTTACTGTAATAGTAATTGATTCTAATGGTAAACAAAAAACATTTTTAAGGTTTGAATCCCCAAATGAAATTGTAAAACTTGGTCCTGTTCAAGAAGGGGATATTCTAGCACTGATTGGTACTGGAGAAGTATCTTTTTCTCCACTTTGATAGTTTAGCAGTATAGTGTTTAGTACAATTCTAAACACTATATTAAGTCTATTAACTTTCCTGCTTTATAAAATTTCTTGTACTACTATGTCGCAACATCTACATTCTGCATATTTATTTAATAATTCCACATAATAAAATTGCTTATTTACATGCGTAGAACTTAAATTATTAAAGGTGGTTAAACTAATGAAAAGATTTATTACTATCTTGACGATTCTTTTATTTCTATTATTTAATATAAATACTTCAATTGCTATTGCTGAAACTAAGACATTAACTCAAGGCATTTATAATGCACGAGATGCCAATTTATTGATAGGAGCTCCCCTTACAGCAAGAATTACTCCTACTAATAGTAGTGCCATAATTATAATTGTTGATTCTAATGAAATAATACAAGCGCTAGTAAGATTAAATCCTAAAATTCCTCAACAAATTTTACCCCCACTTGATTATAATTATTCGGTTATAATTTTCGGTAACGGCACTGTAGCATTGTCATAAAGGGCACTTTTAAAGTGTCTCTTTTTTTCATTTTGCTACACCACTTTTACATTCTGCATATTTATTTAATAATTCCACATAATAAAGTTTCATTTCTGTTTATATCCTTCCCATGACATTCTCCACCATGTCTATGATTCCGCTTACAATATGCACATTCTAATCGATTAGGTAAGTCTTTTGGTCTATCCATCCTAAACTCCCTCCACTCTGTATATTCCAAATTACTCTATATTTTCCTCATCCACTTTATCATCCTTCTGAATATATCCCATTTCTTCAAGCTCCTTATTTAAAGCTTCTTTAATATCTAATCCTTCCTCTTCCATTCTCTTTTGTACTCTTGGAACCACTATATCAACTATATCTTTAATAATTCCCATCCTTATAGCTCCTTTTTAGGAAGAGAGCTTTAATTAACTCTCTTCTTATTTATCTTTTGCAGTAACCTTAACATTAACAATTGTAATCCCTGCTAATGCGCCTTCCAGTCCTGCAAGGTATTAATGAATATTTCTTTTATATTTCCACATAATAATTTTATCTATTTAATTTACACTCTAAAATCCAAGAAAGAAGGCTTGTCAAATGAAAAAATTTATATATATTCTTTCTATATCATTGCTTTTGTTATTTACTTTCAACACAGTAGCTGTCGTAGCTCAGCCCAAAATGTATTCACAAGGTTTTTATAATATGAGAGATTTAAACTTAAGCGAAAACGTTAGTTATAAGGTTCAGAATAATCAGCCTTATGTTGAAGGATTATTAATCATTGTTGATGCTGATAGAAAAATCCAACAGCTTATACGAATCCCTGCTAATGCCACTCAAATTCCTATCGCCCCTCTTAAATATGACTATAGATTTATAATATATAATAATGTTCTTTTAACTTTTTCTTAAATTTGAAAGGTGGCTGATTAAATGAAAAGAATATTCACTATAATTTCTGCCCTTTTACTTTTATCTTTTAGTATTAATAATTTAACTGTCAACGCTAGACCAATAAACATGCAGATATCTGAAGGTACTTATAGCATAAAAAAATTAAAATTAATGGAAAATACCACATATAGTATTCAGAATACCTCTCCAGGAACTGTTCTTATGCTGAGAATAGATGATGATCAACAGGTAATGGAATCTCACCGTTTATTAGAAAACTCCACTAAATATAATATTGGTCCTTTTAGATATGTTGACAAAATCGTACTCTTAGGCCCTGGTACTGTAACAATAACAGAATAAATATTTTCAAATTGCACATAATATAATGATTTAGTTAACATATTATTCATATAATCCATTTTGGCCCCATTAATTGGGGCTTTTTTAATGCACAAAATTATTTATCAACACTTGGAATTATTTGAAGTTAGTTTTCATATAATTAAATGTGACCTCTTCGCTATTACTTTATTGCTCTTTTGTTTACTCTTTTGTCCATAATCTTTTTTTGCTTTTACCTAGTTATTTTTAAGCCCCTTTTTAGGGGCTTTTTTAATGCTCAAAACTTTTTACCAGTATTTGTAACTTTTTGAAGTTAATCTTCATATAATTAAATATAGCTTCTTTGCTATTGCTTCTCTACTTACACTTTCATTCATAATCTTTTTTTAATTTGACCTAGTAACCTATAAGCCCCTTTTTAGGGGCTTCCTTCATGTTAACCGCCAATTAATTAAATTGCATTTTTCATATTTATTTCTTTAAGCTTCTTTACTGTTTTATAATAAAATGCTGTCTGCTTACCATCCCATTTAACATTTAAGGTTTCACCGTTGTTATAAATTCTTACTACATTCCCTATATGCCTTGTGCCTTCATATTCTATTTCTACCAGATCATCTTCTTCAAAATCTATAAGATTATGAATGAAAGTTGATGGCTTAATGGTGCTTTTCTTCTCATCAATATCTGTTTCTGCACTTAAGATATACGAGCCTATATTTTCTTTAGGAATCTCAATTTTATATACTTCATCTTCATGATATTTTGGTTTTTGCAAGTATTCTAAGATCCATCCTTTAGGATTTATAACAATTGTCTTATCTTGCTTTTGAATTATTATATTAGCATCACCTTTACGTTTAATGTATTCTGTAACGTGCATGTCCTTAAGTTTTTTAAGCTGCATATCATTTAATTTTCTATCTTGATTTACAAATAAAATTTCATCAGCTGGAAGCAGATCTATATCTTTTTTTAACTCCAGTTCTTTTACTCCATCACTGTTAAAATACAGTGTCTTTTCTTCAAGCTCCACAAGCAATGCTCCATATATTCTTTTAACTATTCTTGCTGCATTTGGTTTATATAGATTAATAATTTCTGCAAATTTATATTTATGACTTTTGACTATTGGTGCATACTCTTTTTTAGGCTCTTTAACTTCATTAAGCACTAAATCAAATATGCTTATTTGCCCATCTAAAACTTCATCCATTTTATTTTTAATCATCGTTATCCCACCCAAGCAGCTTCTTTTCTAAATTGTCATAATCATAGTTTCTTGGCTCAAAATTATTAAATCTGAGTGGCTGCACCTCTTTATTCTTAGCTATCTTAACTGGATTTTCTTTATCTACGTAATTACCTTCTAAAATCTTAATAAAATTATTTGGCTTTACTAACCAATCAAAGGTTACTGTCCAGTTTTTATTATTTTGACCCTTTAGGAAACTGCTGCATTTTATATTTTCTATGGCTTGAAGAATTTTATCTTGTCCATATTCTTTAAGCCTTGCTTGAAGTAATTTATATCTATTAGTGCCTTTGTTTATGGATATGAGCTTTTGGAGTCCAAGTTCATTCCACTTATCTATTATGGGTTGCACTTTAGTGCTACTAACTATATCTTTAGATATAGTATTTATATTATTAATTGTATTATTAAGTATTGTATTATTATCTTCACAGTTTTCCGAATACCCTCTGTCGATATCTCGAGTACCTCTATCGATATTTGGAACACCGCAATCGATATTCCGAGTACCCCCTATCGATATTTCGATTAGCTTAATTATTCTATTTTCTATTGCTTTTGTGCCAGCTTTGTATTTATAAGAAACAGTTAAAAATCCTTTTTTCTCTAAAGATTTTATTATTTCACTACACCTGTTTTTAGATAAGCCAAAAAACTCTGCAAAATAGTCATTAGATGCAAAACATCCCTTTTCATTATCTAAGCTATCTATTTCAACTAGAAATAATTTTTCATTCATAGTTAAGTGAGTATTCAGCCAAATTTCTTTTGGTATCCATATGCCTTTAAAATCTCTTTCCACAGTCTCGCCTCACTTTCATTATTTGTAATTTAAATTAACTAAGAAACTCAGCTGCATCTACTTAAAGCAACACAGCACCTTTTACATATTTCAATAAATTCTTCAGGTGTAGTCCTTTTATTAAAACTTGTCCTATTAAACCTTATGTCTTCTCTTGTCATAGCAAAAATAATATTAAAATCTTCTTTGCTAACTTTTGATTTTAAATCATTTAAGAATTCTAAAACCATTTACTTTTCCTCCATTTCAATTTATAATGGAGATACGGATGGCCGTCCGTATCTCAAACATCATGAACCTTTAAGTAAGGTTCTTTTTTTTATTTATAAAGTTCATCTTCTTTCATGTTTTTATGTTCATAAAAATCAATGCATTCTTTTGTATTCACATCAGTAAATTCAACATATAAATCTCCACATTGATTAAAACAAACTTCTCCAACAGTTACTGTATAGATATCATTAAGCAATTCATTTTCAACTGTAATAGCTCCATCTTTTATTTGCTTCCACATACGTCTTTTTCTTTCTGGAGCATACATTATTGTGTATTCACATTTTTCAGAATCACTTTTAAGAACGTCATAGCCTATTTTCCATAAGATTTCTATTATATTCATCTTCTGAATTTCTCCTTTAATATGTTTAAAATCAGTTAATTTGCTTTTAATATCTTTAGAGCATTATTTAAAACCTGAAGTCTTAGCTCTGGAGGACACATTTTCATAACAGCAGCAACTTGCAACTCTGCCAAAAGCTCATCAAAGCCTTTTTTATCTTCTAACCCTATAATGGTTACCTTTAATTCATCGCCTTTCATATCCATTCCCCCGTAAATATAAATCATTTCATAATATGATTGATGATCTTCATTTGTTACTTTGCAAATTTCAAAGCCATGATAGCTTCAACAACATCATCTAGTTCTTTTACTATCTGATCCCATATTGGCTTTTCATACTCGTCTATAATTCCATCACAAGTAATTTCTATCATCGCCTCTCTAAGCTTAAGGAAATCAGCTACTTCCTTTTGCAGCCTTAATATAGCGACTGGTAATTCTCTAATTTCAATTTCAGGTAAATATTTTTGACCTACCTCAGCACTTGTTTTCAAATGTTGATAAGCTAAATATTGAGTATCATAAATTTCAATCATTTTGATTACTACCTTATCTGGTGGTGTTCTCTTCCCTCCTTCATAAGCTCTTAAGCTGTCAACAGATATGTCCATGAACTCTGATGCTTTTTCTTGAGTTAATCCAGCACTTTCTCTAGCTATTTGATAAATATTTCTAAATTCTTGTATCATTTGATCACTTCCTTTTGATTACTCCCCTCATAAATGGTAAAATTATGCTGAAAGGGGGTGTTACATATGAGTTTTGATGGTGCTGTAATAAAAGAACAAGGCGTTACTTTTGCTATTGTTGTAGTTAAACCTTATATTCTTAATACTACTTCTAGCTGTGATGAAGCTAGACAAGGTTTTGCTAGATTTTTCCCAGGAATTCCAATAATATTAATGGCTCAAAATTCTCGAGGAATTCCTCAATACCAAGGACGAAAAGATATAGTTAGATTCCTTGCAAACGTTCATCCAAGTCGTATACCTTGGAAAAGATATACTGCTTAAAAATTTCCTTTAATTCTGATATGTTGATTTAATTGCCCTACATGTTTTTTACAGACAAGCTTTTTTTCTGTAATTCCTGTAGCTACTTCAACATCATCTAGGATTGCTCCAATATCATCGCAACCTAGATATGCACATTTATGCTGCTCTTGATCTGGTACTTCAAGGGCAGTTTCTTTTCTCTTTTTCATTTTACTTCCACCTTTCATAATCTTTAATAATTACACCATTTTCCTGTACAAGCTATCATTACCTGGTAAATATTTCTGTACTCTTACGCTATTCACTTCTGCTCCTTTATTTATTAAAATATAATATATTAGTTTGAGTTTATAGAACTTAATTTTTAAAAAAAAGCTCTAAAATTTCATTTTGATTTAGTTCTAATATTTCACTAATTCTATTAGCTAAATCTATATGAACTTTAGTTTTACCACATTCTATCAAACAATAACTTGCTTTATTCTTGTATCCAAGCATTTTAGCCATCTGTTCCTGAGAATATTGTTTTCGTTCTCTGAATTCTATAAGCAATTTAATATTCATAAGTTTCTCCTGTATTAATTTTTTAAAGTTTGAGTTTGTCAAACTTTATATTGTCATTATAGTTTTAGTTTCTCAAACTGTCAATGCTATTCAGACGAAAAGTTTAATTTTTTCAAACCTTATTTTATCATTTTTATATTATGTTAAAATATAATTAGTTTAAATAATTTAAACATTAAAGGAAGGTACGCTATGGAATCAAATATATTAGGTAACAGAATAAAAACATTACGATTAGAGGCCAATCTGACACAAGAAGACTTTGGAAAACCTTATTCATTAAAGAAATCTACTGTATCACAATACGAATCTGGAAGCAGTAGGCCTGATGATGAATTGAAAAAGAGAATTGCTCTTGATTATAATGTCTCATTGGACTGGCTTATGGGGCTTACCGATATAAGAAATTATGACTCCAAAGAAACAACTATAGCTCTTCATAGTGATATTGATTATAAGGATCTTCCACCTGAAGCAAAGGAAGAAATTTATAATTTTATAGATTATATAAAAAACAAATATAAAGATAAAAAGTAGGATGTTCTTAACGGACATCTATATTTTTATACACATACTGTAATAATTTATTAAAATATGAAGGATTTTAAATAAGGAAAAAAGTTTTATATTAAAAATCACTTAAAATTCATCCAATCTGTTCATTAGGAACAAAAATATTTTTAAAAAATATTACTGATTATAAATTAAGGAGCCCTATTTATGAAAGAATTAAGTATAAGTATTCCTTCAACCGTTACTAATATACCTTCTACTTATGTATTCATTACAAGTCTCTATAATAAATTTAAAAATGAGTCGAATTGTAAAATAGCTATAAACTGTGAGAATATGAAATATATAGATCCTACTATGATGGCACCATTAGGATTAGTATTAACTAGGTTTAAAACTAAAAAGAATTTAGTATACTTTAAGAAATTAACACAATATAATATTCGTTATCTAATCCAATCAAATTTTTTGAAGCCAACACGTGAAGAAAGTATTTCAATAACAGAAAATTTTATTAATTATAATTCTTTTAATTCCGATGATTATCCTTCTTTTAAAAATTATCTTACTGAGCAACTTGGCATAATAGGCGATGATGACATAATCAATTTACTTGTTACTTGCCTGTCAGAACTATTTGAGAATGTTAATATGCATGCAAGAATTAATTCTATAAAATATCACGATAAAGAAGTATTCTCAAGCGGATATTATAACGAAAAAGATAATTTTGTTATTTTCTCTCTAAGTAATAATGGACTCTCATTTAAAGAAAAGATTAGCTCAAGGCTGGATTTGCATTTTTCAAATGAATATGAGTATGTTTTATGGGCACTTAAAGCAAGAAATTCTACCCGAAAAAAAACGACTCCAGGAGGAATTGGATTGACAGTATTGTTAGACTTAATAAAAAACTCTAACGGTCTCTTGACAATTGTTTCAGGAAAAGGATATATTAATTTTGATTATGATAAAAATATTTATCATAAGAACGATATTTCTAATAAATTTCCTGGTACTATAATTACCTTTAAGATTCCTTTACTTCATATGAAGTCGTATTTACAGAACCTATATCATAATTATGAAATCCAGGATTGCATAAGCGCATTTGACTTATTAAATCATGATCTATTTAATAAAAATCATATAAATATCATGGATATTTTAAAAGAAAATTTGTTAAAGGAGGCTTTATAATTGTGCATTTTTTGTTACTTAGATACATATAAACAATATAAGATACGTAAGGGAATTCAGCTAAGAACTGATAGGTTCGAACATACTATTGAAAAATATAAATTATCATTTATAAGCAAATTTGAAGAACATATATCATTGAATTTATGTTCTAAACACGAAAATGATTCTAATAATAACATTTTACTAGAATTAAAAGAGATTCCTATAGATAGTATAAAGAATTTTTTTGATTGCTTGCGAAGAGTATATATTGATTGGATAGATTCTAGACCCTTGGAGGCTCTTAATATATTTAAAGAGGTTCTTGCTGAACATAATATATGGTCAAATGCTGTTACAATGGATGGTAGCATTCTCTTTAGAGGTAGACAATCAAAGGCTTTCCTTTCACACTGGGATATGTTTCATATTCCATTCAATAAAAGGTATTGTATTGGAAATCAACGTTACTCTTTAGTTGGACAACCACTACTGTATCTTGCTAGTAGTCCTTATTGTGTCTTTAAAGAATTATTTACCACTGAAGATGTGAAACTATCATCATTTCTTTTGGTAAAAAATGAATCTGAAAATATTTCTGATTCATCAGATCCATATTTAGGGAATAACTTAAAATTATTTGACAATACTAATACTATAGATAAATATGTTAAATCTAATGATGACTTATCTATGTCATCCAGTATAGATGATTTGGTAAGCTCCGAATTAACTTCTGAATCAATTGAACCATTTTTCTTTAAATATATATTAGCTAATTGTTGCAGTTTTTCTTTAAATAATTCGGAACGAGGTAATACTTTTAGCGAAGAATATGTATTGCCGCAATTATTATCCCAAATAATAAAAGATACTGGATTCGATGGAATAGTTTTTAATTCAACTAGATGTTATGACGAAGAATCAATTTGTATGAATTCAAAAACATTCAATTTATTATGTAAAAATATTTGTATTTTTACTAAGTATAATTTTAAGAAAATAGATGATATTACATATGTTTATGATAAGGATCTTTATCAAAAGTTTTCTATTTCTTCAACACTTGCTTTTGAAAAAAATTCAGTTGATCATGATTATTATGATATTGATAAATCACTATCAATATTCAACAAATTGATGAGTTATAATCCTGATTTGTTTTATTCTAATTTACTAATGCAGATAAGTGAGTACTTATGTTGCTATAAAGACTTATTAAATGGTGATAATTTCACTAAATCATTATCTGAGCAAAATAAAAATTTATTTTTTCAATCTATTAACTTGCATGCATTACAGCTAAGAAATATGCTATTAGATATATATGATAAATATAATAGGAAGGAGATTGTATAATGGAAATAATGATTTCTGACATATTACAGAGTGATTCTGCTGTATCAGTGAATCAAGGAGATGTTGTATATAAACAATTATTTTCTGAAATCAATTTAATAAAATCACAAAATACTAAAGAAGATATAATCATTCACTTTGACAATATAACGGACTTAACTACAGCTTTTTTAAATAATAGTATTGCTAAGTTATTTTTGAATTTCGACCAAGAATACCTGCTTTCTCATTTAAAATTTCAAGGCTTTACTAATAAAACACACATTAATTTATTAAAATTATCTCTTTCTAATGCTATAATTTTTACGCAATCTAAAGAAGTAAACTAAATAATTTAGACAATATATAAAGTGTTCCTCGTGAACACTTTTTTCATCGCGATTCCTTGAACATATGTTCTGTTTTTGTTATAATAATCCCATAATTTACATGGTGGTGATTGACAAATGAAAAAGTTAAATACAATTTTTAATATAATTAGTAATGAAAATATTATTCTTGAAGAAACAAATTTTAACGATAATTGGTCAAAAGGACTATATTTTAAACTTCCTGGGATTCCACCAACGATAGGCATAGATAAATCTATTGTCACATGTAGCTATAAATATATATCAATCTTAGCAGAAGAGCTTGGGCATCATTTTACAACGCTAGGTGACTTAATCGAAGACTCAAATAGTTATGCCGAAGAACTTCTAAAAAATAAAAAAGAAAGAATAGCAAAGTTATGGGCTGCTGATTTTTTGATAAGTGACGAAGAATTTGTACAAGCTCTACACAACTGTATTTCTACCATACCAGATATGGCTGAATACTTTACCGTTACTGAAGATATTATAAAATATAAAATTCTATCTATAACTTTAGATGAATTAAAATATATTAATATTAGAAATAATTTTAAAGCTAGGGAAATCCCCTACAATGCTTGTGCAATATAGTATTTTTCCTACTACTTTTTAATAAATATATGTAGCTATACTCAATTAACTTAACCTATTTATAAAACTACAATCAATGTATAACACTTTGGAGGTATACTATGAAAGCAGCTATTTATTCTAGAAAATCAAAATTCACTGGCAAGGGTGAAAGTGTAGAGAACCAAATAGAGCTATGTAAGTCTTATGCTAAAAATAACGGCTATGATGATATTTATATATATGAAGATGAAGGCTTTTCAGGTGGTAATATAAACAGACCTGAATTCAAATCTATGATGAAGGATGCTGCAGCTAAAAAGTTTGATGCAATTATTTGTTATAGGCTTGATAGAATTAGCAGAAATGTTTCTGACTTCTCAACGTTGATTGATGAATTAAAAGTCCTCGGCATTGATTTTATTTCAATACGTGAACAGTTTGACACTTCTAGTCCTATGGGTACTGCTATGATGTTTATTAGCAGCGTATTTGCTCAATTAGAACGTGAGACCATAGCTGAACGTATCAAAGATAATATGTATGAACTTGCTAAAACTGGCCGCTGGCTTGGTGGCACTCCCCCTTTTGGTTTTTCTTCTGAACCTATATATTATTTAGATAATAATTCTAAGCAAAAAAAGATGATGAAATTATCTCCTATTAATGAAGAAATTTCTCTAATTAAACTTTTCTTTGAGCAATATTTAACTCTTGGAAGCCTTGGAAAGCTTCAAAAGTATCTTATACAAAATGATATTAAAACTAAAAGAAATTCTCCTTGGGATATAAAAGCCTTGCAGCTATTACTTAGAAATCCTGTTTATGTTAAATCTTCTGAACTTGTTATAAGCTATCTTTCAATTAAAGGTGCAACTGTATTTGGTGATCCAAATGGTAATGGAATATTAAGTTATAACAAAAAAGATTCTAAGGATAAATATAAAGATATCAGTGAATGGATCCTTTCTGTCTCAAAACATGAAGGTGTAATTGATGATAATTTATGGATTAAAGTTCAAAGACAATTAGATAAGAATAAAGATCTTGCACCTAGACTTGTTAATGGCAGCGAATATGGTGTGTTTAATTCGGTGCTTCATTGCGCTAAGTGTGGTGGAAAAATGATTCAAAAGCAAGGTCATGTTTCTAGAAAGACTGGAGAAATTCTTCGTTATTATATATGTATAAATAAAATTAACCCAAGTGATAATACTTGTGATTCGAAAAACATAAGACTTGATAAATTAGAAAAGAGCGTTATGAAAGAACTTTTTAAGGCTACAGATAATAAAGGCTCTCTTATTAAGGCTATTGAAGAATATAAAAAATCTTTAGAATCTGAAGCTGTAGATAAAAGCAGTATTAAATCATATGAAAAGCAACTATCTCAAAAGGAGCTGCAGGTAAAAAACTTAATTGATAAGCTTTCTTTAAATCCTAACATATATGATTTGCTTTCTTCTAGAATTGAAGAATTAAATAAAGAGATTAAAGAATTGAAATTTAAAAAGTTTGAATTAGAAAATACTAATAGCAATTTAAAAGCAGCTATTAAAGAAATTAATGCTTCTACTTCTATGCTTTTAAATTTTAAAAAGCTATGGGAAAATGCTGATTATTCTATGAGAAAACTTCTTATAAATTCTTTTGTTGATTATATTTCTTATAACTCAGATACTCAGGAAGTAGTTATAAAGCCATTTTGCACTAATAAAAAAAAAGGCGCTCTTTAATGTAGCGCCCAAATGCACCTGCAGTTGCAGCAAAATCTATATTATTTACCATATTGACATCTGTTTTAGGATTAATATTATTGTGTTTCATAGCATACTCAAAAGCCATTTCAGGAACCCCACCAGGTCTTCCTCCTATAATATTTTTCCCTTTAATATTTTGCCACTTAAAATTATCTTCCTTAGTTCGTCCAACCACGAAGGAACCATCTTTTTGGGTAAGCTGTCCAAAAAGTATCGGGTAGTCTTCTCTTCCTTGATTATTAATGTAAATAGTTTGTTCTGGTCCACAAAAACCAATGTCTGCCGATTTGCTTAAAACAGCCTGCATAGTTTTATCAGCACCTTGTCCTGTTTGCAAATCAATTTCGATTCCATTCTCTGCAAAATATCCTTCTTTCATTGCAACATACATAGGAGCGTAAAAAACTGAACGTGTAACTTCATTTAAACGTACAGTTACTTTACCTTCCTTAGTTTTATTATTACTACTACAGCCAAACATAGATATGGCAGTTACACTCGAAATCAATAAAGCAGTTAACACTTTTAACTTTTTCTTCAT